AGCTTTTTGCCTTGGTGCAGGGGAACCTATTCAGCAATACAACTTGATCCCAGGAAAAACCTATGATCTTCCGGTTGGATTTGCAAAAGAAGTGAATGCAATTAAGAACATGACAAGAAGTGGCCTAGTTTCTCTAGATGGTGAAAATGTAAAGAAGGATGGATCACCTCTTGAGAGTGATTCAGAGAGTGATTGGGAACATCGGCTTGTAAAATGCGAGTAAAACTCAGTAATAGAAAAACTAAAGGTTAAAAAATGACGATTTCGCCAGCTGATTCAACACTTGTAGCCATACGCAAGAAAGTGCGCAGGCTCACGGCTTCAGCTAGTGAATCGGCATTATCTACGGATAACATTGATCAATACATTAACACGTATTACAGCCAGGATTTCCCGTATGATATTAAGATTGATCAAATGCGCTCAGTATATACCTTCTTTACTGAACCTTATAGAGACCGTTATCCTCTAGACGTAAACTACAATCAGGGTGTACGTGCTCCTATGTATGTTGAGGGAATACAGGGAAATTTCATGAAGGATCGGCAACAGTTTTATAATGTATGGCCGAGATATCCAACTCTTCTAAATCAAAGTGAAGGGGTTATCACAACTCTGACAGGAACAATAACAGGAGTTGCGAAGCCTACAAATCCTACATCTATAACAAGCGTTGCCCATGGCTTAAATACAAACGCCAATATCGTTATTTCAGGCGTAACAGGTATGGTTCAAATAAATTCATCCTTTATGATAACCGTAGTTGATGCAGACACATTTACTTTAAACGGAGTGGATAATACAGCATTTGGAGCCTATACAGGAGGCGGAACATGGACAAGCTCTAGCGTTCTGTATCAATTCACATTGCCAGCTCCTTTTTTAAGCAAAGAGGTCGTGTTAGGTGGAACAATTTCTAATGGCAATCCATTTTCGATTAATGATGATGGTAATGGTAATTTAATCCTCAAAACTCCCAATCCTGTCGTTTCTGTACCTCTTGCAACAACAAATCCGGCTTTGCCCGGTATGTATAATCTAAATACTGCTAATCCGGGACTTATCAATCCTTTTACCGTTGGCACTGTCAATTATGTTTCAGGTGTTTTTGACTTCTCTTTAAATTTCCAGTTGCAAGCCGGAACTCAATTAACCACATGGACGAGTCAATATCAAACAGGTCGCCCTTACAGTCTTCTTTTTTGGAATAACGAGTTCACGATCCGACCTGTCCCAAAATATATCCACAAGATCGAAGTAGAGACCTATTTGACTCCTTGTCAATTCCTAGAAACAAGTGACGTTCCGATACTTAATCAATGGTGGCAGTTAATCGCTATTGGAGCCGCTATAAAAGTTCTAGAAGATCGTCAAGACATGGATGGCGTACAGAACTTAAGCGTGCTTTACGACAGGCAAGAAAGTCTTGTATTAGCACGTCAAGGGGTAGAGGAATTATTTCAGCCTAATGTTCAATTGTTCAACCAGACTAGCACGGGTTACGGCGGAGTTGGTGGGATCGGTTATTACTAATGAGTGGATACACACCTCTTAAAATAGCTGGCAACGAGACGGGACTAGTCAAATACCGTGAAGACTTTTTATTGCCTAATGATGCTTATCCCCTCCTTGAAAATGCTTTTGTATGGCGTGAACGTATCAAAAGAAAGCAAGGTTATGAGCTTCTGGGAAGATTAAGAAGAGTTTATGAAGATCTATCCTTAGGAAATAGTGACCCTGCATCCCCTTGGGTGTTCAATATCTGGACAACGCTTGTACCTCCTATCGTTCCGGAAACAAATGCACAAATACAGCTTGGAAGTGTTAGGATAAATATTAATCCGACTCCTTTAACAGGGCTAATTACATCATATTCAAGAAGCGAAAATTGCGTTGTTGTGTCCCCTCTACATGGTTTAGTAACGGGGGACGTCATTTCTATAGCAGGGGCAACAGTCGTGCCCGATACGGGAGATAATGAAATAAATGGAGGCCCGTATACCATAACATTTAGAGACGCTAACCAATTTTTCATAAATGTAAACTCTACAACATGGGGACTATATGCAGGCGGTGGATCATGGACATGCGAGAGGACATTAGGGGAAATTCTTATTGATCAGGGCGATGGGACTCTTGCTACTAATCCGGTTTCTGCCACAGTTGGAACGATAAATTACTTAACTGGTGCAGTGACAATCACTAACGGAACTTTAAATCAACCTGCAATTATTAATTTCAATTATTTTCCTGGTTTGCCTGTCATGGGATTACGTGGAAGGGAATTGACAGCAATCAATAATGAAATGATGGTCGCCTTCGATACTGTCTATGCTTATAAGTTTTCATCCGGTGGTGATGCTCAAGAGTTTTTGCCCGGTACTACATGGACGGGAAGCGATTCCGATTTTTTTTGGTCTACAAACTATTGGATTGGCGATGGTAACCTTAAAATATTTTGGGTAACGAATTTTGTTGATCCTATTAGGTACACAAACGGTCAAGAAGGTACTAATTGGGTTGATTTCACACCACAAATTAATGCAGCTGCCGGAACACTTTTAAAAGCTCTTGTAATGCTTCCTTTTAGAGGTCGCTTGGTTGTCTTTAATACTTTAGAATCTGACGGGGCACATCCGCAAAGGATCCGCTGGGCAGCTATCGGAAACCCTTTTACCATCGTTAGCCTTATTGTAACAACTGTTAGCGTAGATGCATGGAGAGATGACATAAGAGGCAAAGGGGGTTTTCTTGATATACCAACTTCTGAGAATATTATTACTGTTGGTTTTGTTCGTGACAATCTTGTTATTTATTGCGAGCGTTCCACCTGGCAACTTAGGTATACCGGAAGGTCTATAGCTCCTTTTCAGATCGAGAAAGTTAATACTGAGTTAGGAGTTGAAAGCACATTTAGCGGTGTGCAATTTGATACTTCACTAGTTGGCATAGGAGATAAGGGGATTGTCGAATGTGATAGCTTTAAGAGCGATAGAATTGACATCAAAATTGTTGATCTAGTCATAACAGACATCAATAATAACAACAACGGCACCAAGAGAGTCCATGGAATCAGAGATTTTCAGCAACGGCTTGCCTTTTGGATCTACCCATTAAATTCAAGTAACGGAATTTACCCCGATAGAAGGCTTGTCTACAATTACGAATCCGATAACTGGGCAGTTTTTACCGATTCATTGACAGCATTAGGAACATTTCAAAAGCTAACTAATCGAAAATGGAACGATCAGCCAACGATAAAATGGAGGGAGGCAAATTTTCCATGGGTAAATCGCCCTTCTCTTTTCCCTTCTATCATGGGAGGAAATCAGCAAGGTTATGTGCTTTATCTAGATGAGCAAACAACAAACCAACAAAGTTTATCCATTAAAGGGATCACCGGAAACACCTCAACACCTACGTCTATAAATAGCCCTTCGCATAATCTTCAAACAGATCAAATCATTAAAATTATAAATATCCCGTCGACATCACCTTTTGCAACCACACTAAACGATAAGGTCTTTGCAGTTAGAAGGACAGGGGCAGACGATTTTTATATTCAAAAATATGATCCTGCAACAGGGGACTTTAATTCAGGTCAATTTGATGCTCCTGGCGCATATGTGGGCGGGGGTGAGATTAGCATTAGAGACAATTTCAGAATACAGAGCAAGAAATTTAACTACATGGATCAAGGTAAGCAATTTCAGCTTGGTTATATCGACGTTCTTTTTGATGCCGCTCCAAAAGATAGCGACGAAATACCGGATAGTTTTATTTCTTTAAAGATTTTCAACGACTATAACGACGATACCGCAAGCAATATAAAGCCTGAAAACTCAAGTGATGACACTTTCTTTAACTCTGTAGTGCCCACAAATAGCACAGATGGGGTTAATGGAGGGAATAAAAACTGGAAGCGCGTTTTCTGCCCGACGAATTCAAATTTTGTGACCATCGAATGGACTCTCAATAACGAACAAATGACGAATCAATGTCAAGAATCAGACGTGCAAATTGATGCGCAAATAATTTGGAGCCGTGTAGGCGGTAGATTAGGAATAACAAACTAAAGGAATGAGTAAATGGTATACCAAAGCACAAAGCCAGCTCCAAACGATGATCTAGACGTATCAGTAACGGATATTCAGCAAAACTTTTTAACATCAAATACTGTGATAGATATAGATCACTATCCTTTTGACAATCTTACAGCTAATAAGGGATACCACAAGGTTATTCATCAACCTCCCGTTTTATCTCCTGCTGCTGTTGCATCTGTGGGGCAATTGTATGTTAAAGATGTCACCGTTAATACTGTAACTGACACACAACTTTTTTTTAAAACCGGGTTGAATGGAGAATCACAATTAACAGGCAATGACGCATCTACAACAGGCTATCAGTGGATAGGTGGCGTATTAATTCAATGGGGTAGAGTTGTAGCAAACGTTTCTACCGGTGTAGAAAATTTTGCAATCACTTTTCCTAATCGGGTTTTTTCTATTAATTTTGGAATGATTGTGACTGGAGCATCGACAACGAATCACGCAGGACAAGTTTATCTTAAAGCTCTTTTCCCAACTATTAACGGTGCTGTTACTAAATTTAATTGGAGACAAGCCGATTTATCAGCAGACGCAATTGGATTTTACTATACGGCTATAGGAAACTAAATGACAACAAGCCAAGATCAAGATTTTGAAAGTTTTGTCCCGGTTTATGACACAGTTCCGGCGAAATGGGAAGATGCCCAACCTTTTCTAGTCGAAACTTTAAAGAAGATAAGCAATGCTGTGAACGTGCGTACGATTGGTTTTTACCTCGACGAGGAATTACTTAGTGGTAATGCATTTATACCAGGAGCAACAATCCCAGGAAACAATCCAGGGATATTTAGGAGCATTCTAAGAAAAGTCATTGATGTTGGGCCATTAGTTGCGGGTGCAAATGCAGGTGTTCCGCATGGGATATTATTTGACAATCGATTTACTTTGATTGATCTTTGGGTTGCAGGGACAAATTCAGGAACGCTTACGGCTAGAGTTATTAATGGGAATGATGTAATTATGGATGCAACAAATATAGTGATAACGTCACCGCAGGCATTCGATAGAGCGATATGCGTATGCGAATACATTCAGGAGCTTTAAATGGGATTTTTTAAAA